ACTTGCAGAAAATGGAGGTTGGGCTATTTTTATTTACACGTCACGTGGTAAAAATCACGGCTATAGTTTGTATAACATGGCTGAAAAATCCCCTGAATGGTACAGTACTAAATCAACGGCTAATGATACAGATGTGTTTACAGAGGAGCAATTGCAAAATGAGTTAAGAGAATATCAATCGGCTTATGGTGAAGATGCAGGAAAGGCTTATTGGCTGCAAGAGTATTTTTGTTCGTTTGATGCTGCGTTGCCAGGGGCTTATTACGTTGGGGAGTTGTCAAAAGCAGAGCAGGATAATAGAATTACAAGCGTGCCTTATGACCCTAGTCTACCAGTACATACATGGTGGGATATTGGGCGTACAGATTATACTGCAATATGGTTTGTGCAATATGCAGGACGTGAAGTTAGAGTGATAGATTATTACCAGAATAACATGCAAGGTCCAGCACACTACGCACAAGAGTTACAAGATAGGCGTTACTTATATGAAATACACCACTTACCACATGATGCGGATTATGTGCAAATGGGTTCAAGAGATGGTAAGAGTGTTAAGGAGCAGTTTGAAGAGCTTATGCCAAGCCAAGACTGGAAATGCCATAGAAGAACACAATCAGAAGTATCAGATATTTTTGTAGCTAAGGCGTTTTTTAATCGTTGTGTGTTTGATAAAGATAAAACACAAGAAGGGCGTGAGTCTTTAGGGGCTTTTGCACAGCAATGGGACGATAAACATAAGGTGTTTACTGGCGTGCCAGCTAAGGGCTGGTTTAAACATGGTGCAGATGCGTTTAGATATTTGGCAGTAGGTTATCAAGAGGACTTTGACCAGAACGTTATAGTAGATGATAGAAATACTTTTATGGGAGTTATGAGACGTAATACACACGGTGTTAGTAGACCAATAATATAACGTGTTGTATTTGTAGTTGTAATGTGTTAATGTTGTGTAACTTTTCAATGGTTGCATTATGAATATAGATAAAAAAGTTCCAGTATCAAAGAATAGTGATACCCTGAATTTTTGGCAGGGGCAAATTGCCACAGCTAAAGAATATCTAAAAGATTATCATGAAAGAGGCGATAAAATAGAATGTCGTTATCGTGATGAGGAGCGCAATACAAGCCAAAGAAATATAGCTAGTGGAAATTTTCTGTCTAGTTATAATATTCTGTATTCTAATACGGAAACTATACAACCAATTTTATTTAGTGAAACACCTGAGCCTGATGTAAGGGCTAACGACACTGATAGTATGAATGCCCGTAAGGCTGCAAAGATGCTAGAAGATGTTATAGCTTATAATGGAAAGTTGCCAGAAACGGTAAGCTCTATTGAAAGTGCTGTTAAGGATTTATTATTGCCTGGAACTGGCGTTTTACGTGTGATGTATGAACCTACCTTTGATAAGAGGGAAAAGGAAGCTACCAACGATGATGGCGAAGTTGTAATAGAGCAAGATGAAAAGCTTGTTTTTGAAGAGGTGCGATATGAACATGTACAATGGAAAGATTTGCTATATCCAAAATGTAAAAAATGGGAGTCGTTACCTTGGATAGCGTTTAGGGGGTTGTTTACTTACACGGAAGCAAAAGAAGAGTTTGGAACATCTATTGCTAATACACTGGAATATACGTATCAAGATGAGTCTGATAAAACCAACAGAACTTACACACCAGAGAATAACAAATTTGGAAATGCTGAGGTTTGGGAAGTATGGGATAAAACTAATAGGCGTGTTTTATGGATAGCAGATGGAAAGGCGGTCAATAGCCCATTAAGAATAGATAAAGACCCTCTTGAACTAGATGAATTCTACCCTATACCAAAGCCGTTATTCTCATCAACAACTACTGGTGAAATTAAACCAGTGCCTTTGTTTGTGTTTTATCAAGATTTAGCAAATGAACTTGATGAAGTATCTACAAGAATAAGAAGAAACGTAGACAGCTTAAGAAGACGTGGCGTTTATGATGGCTCTTTTAGTGACTTGGAGCAGTTAAGTTCAGCACAAGATAATCAGTTTATACCTATTAAAGACTTTAGTAAGCTACAAAGTAAGGGCGGTATAAAATCAGTAATGGACACAGAGGATTTAAACAATCAGATTGCAGTACTCGAGTCTTTATATAAGCAAAGAAAAGAAATTATTGATTCTATATATCAAATAATGGGATATGCGGATATATTACGAGGGCAATCAGACCCTAGGGAGACTTTAGGAGCGCAAAGGATTAAGGGAAGGTTTGGTACGCTAAGAATATCTAAGTATCAACGTGACGTGCAGAGATTAATACGTGATGCATTTAGAATAGCAGGGCAAATTATAGTTAATAAGTTTGAGCCAAAAACTATAGCTTTGCAAACGTCTGTACCTCTTGATGAAGTTGCGATTTATAAAGAGATATTAGAGCAAACAGAGCCTGCTAGTGTTTTGGTTGATATACAAACTGATTCAACAATAGCAGCTGATGATATAGCAGATAAACAGGACATAATAGAGTTTACTGCTGCGGTAAGTGATTTTGTACAGCGCACTCCTGCAATGGTTCAAGTGTTAGGCTTGCAAGCTACAAGCGATTTGTTGATGGCTATGCTTAAAAAGTTTAAGATGGGGCGTGATATTGAACAAGCTGTTATGGATAGGGTTAAGGAAGCTGCAAAACAAGCTAATCAACCTAAACAACCAAGCCCTGAACAAATGAAAGAACAAAGGGAAATGGCTAAGTTGCAATTAGATGCTACGTTTAAGCAAGCTGAATTGAGATTAAAAGATAAAGAATTAGATATAAGAGCAGCAGAAGCTGGAATGAAAGACACAAGGGAAGGTCAAAAGTTAGATTTAAAAGGAGTTGAGTTAGCTTTAAAGTCGTTAAACGAGGCGCAAAAAGCGGAAACTGAGGAAAGGAAGTTGCAAGCGGAAGAGGCGAATCCGCAAGACAATGCAATTGTAGGAGTTTAATTTAATGTCATTAAAAGGAGCGGTAATATGACAGAAGAAGTAGTACAAGAAAACAATGACTTAGCTAATAATTTGAAGAATGCTCTTAATGAGGCACTTGGAAAGCCAGAAGTTGTTATTGAAGAAAAAGAGGAGATAGTTGTAAATGAAGAAGAGGTTGTTGAGCAAGAAACACAAGACAATAATGATGCACTTGAAGTATCAGAAAAAGAGCAAAGTGAAGAAGTAAACCAAATAGAAGAAGAATTTAAGTTAATACCTAAAGAGTGGAAAAAAGAGGAAAAAGAAAAGTTTGAAGCTGTTTTAAATAATCCTGAAACAAAGGAAGCAGCCGAGGTTTTAATAAGTAGGTATGAGAACTTAAGAAAAGATTATCATCGCAAGGCTGGTGAGCGTGCAGAGTTTGCAAAGCAAGTTAGTTCTTGGGATGAAATATTTGACGATAGAGCCAAGGAGGCATTGAAGGCTAGAGGCATTGAAGCACCAGAATATGTTAAAAGGTTGCTAAGTGTTGAACAAAGCCTAATCACTAATCCAGCTCCAACCATAAAAAAGCTTATGGAAGCCTATAGGGTTGACCCTAAGCAATTTGTCAACGACGAGTCTAATGATGAAGTTGTTGACTATGATAAAACAATTACCGAGTTAAAAAAAGACGTAGCACAAATAAAACAAGGCAATGTGCAAAAAGAAACTAATATTGCAGCGAGACAAGACGCGGAAATCGCCAAGCAGATACGGGACTTCAAATTTGCAATTGATGAAAGTGGTGAGCCAAAGCACCCATTATTTGAAGAAGCTTATGACGAGATGAGTTCTTTAATAGTGAAGGGCAAAGCTAAGACGCTAGAAGAAGCTTATGAAATGTCGCCAACTGTACAACTTACTAAGATGCAAGCAGAGGCAGAGCGACAAAAAAAAGTTGATTTGGAAGAAGAAAAGCGAAAAGTTGCAAAAGCTAAAAAGGCAGCTAAAGGAATCACCAATACAAGGGTTGTTAAACCAGCCCCTGAAAAATTAAGCTTTGAAGAGATGTTTAGAAGAAATCTTCGAGAGGCAAGTGCTAACTCTTAAAACTCGGCTTTATTAATTTAAGCGAGGTTTAAAATGACTATTCCAAATAGTACTTTTACTGAAATTCTATCGAGTACTTTGAGAGATTTTCAAAATGATTTTGCTGATAACGTTACGGATAAAAACGCATTGCTAACGGCAATGAAAGACGTGGGCGGTATTAAGCTAAAAACAGGTGGTGAGTCTATTCAGCAACAACTTGCGTATGCTGAAAACTCAACATTTCAATATTACTCTGGTTATGAGACTTTAGATGTAAGCGCAAGCGACACTCTAACTTCTGCTAATTATGACTGGAAACAAGCAGCTGTAAATATAACTATATCAGGGCTTGAGCGTAGACAAAACAGCGGTGAGGCTCAAATAATTGACCTAGTAACTAATAGAACTAAGGTTGCTATGATTACTATGGCGAACAATATTAATGTTGGTTTATATTCAGATGGTACTGGTTCTTCAGGTAAACAGATCGGTGGGTTACAGCTAATTGTAGCGGACGATCCTACAACTGGAACGGTTGGCGGTATTGATGCTTCAACGCAAACTTTTTGGAGAAACGTTGCGTACGATGCAACTACTGACGGCGGTGCTGCTGCTTCTGCTTCCAACATTATTAAGTATATGAACACAGTTTATAATCAATTAACTCGTGGTACTGATAAGCCTAATCTAATTGTAGCAGATCAAAACTATTACAATTTCTATCAGCAAGCATTACAATCAATTCAACGTGTAAACGTGAATGAGGGTGCTGTTGCTAAAATGGCTTCTAGTGGTTTTGCAGCTCTTGATTATCTTGGTGTACCTGTTGTTCTTGATAACGATATACCAACTAATCATATGTACTTTTTGAACACTAACTACTTAGAGTTCTGTGTACATGAAAACGCAAACTTTACACCAGGTGAAATGGATAAGCCAATTAATCAAGATGCTATGGTAATGCCTATACTATTTATGGGTAACTTGACTTGTTCAAACCGTAGCTTGCAAGGTGTATTGAAAGATTAACAATAAATAACGGAGGATATCATGGGATATCAAATTGGTCTAGATTTAACTGTTATTGACACAAGCCCACAATTTAAACTTGGTGAGCTTGCACAACTAGATGATGGTAAAATTTACAAATACGTAAAGTATGAGGCTGCAAGTGCTGCAACGGCTGGTGTAGCTGGTGAAGTTGCTTATTACGCAACTGTTGCTGTTGGTGATGCCACTGGTACAATTGTTACTTCTGATTTATCTGATAGTGACGAGGTTGGTGCTGGTGTATTACAAGCAGCTTTAACTGATGGTAGTTATGGTTGGATTCAAGTAAAAGGAATCGCAACATTAACTATAGCACTAACAGCAGGTGCAGATGGTGACCCACTAACTGCAACAGGCGCGGCTGATGGTACGCTTGACGTATCTGCAGCGGTAACTGATGTTGTATGTGCGGTTGCAATTGATGCATCAGAAAAAATAATTTTGTGTGATTTTCCACACTAACTAACTAAGGGTGGGGGCATTATGTCCCCCTCCTGACATTTTAAAAAGGAGCGGATAAAATGTTTAATCAAAAAAAATGGAATCCAGAAGAGGATAAATATTTAGCGGTAAAGTTTAGTAAAAAGGCAGTACATAATAAATTTAAAAGCGAACAAGAGGGAAGGCAGGTTTTTGAAGATGTTGATTGGATAAATATAAGAATACCTGGTGATAAAACCACAGAAGTAAGTAGAAAGGTTAAAGAAGAGGATAAAGAAAGGTTTGAGTTTCAATGGAATAATTATTTAAACCGTGAAGAAGACAAAAAGAACGGTATACCGCTTGATATGTTGCCAAGCATAACACCAGCGCAAGTAGCTAATCTACAAGCGTTAAAAGTAGAAACAGTTGAGCAGTTGGCTAACTTACACGAGAAGGGTATAAAGAACCTGTTTGAAGGTAGGGATTTAGTAAAGAAAGCAAAGTTATTTTTAGAGGGTGATAACTACGCTAAAAAGTTGGAAAAAGAGATTGAAGAGCTAAAAGCAGAAATAAAAAAGCTGCAACAGCCTAATTTAAAATTGGAGAGTGGTGATGAGCCTACTAACAATAATACAAAACGTAACAAACGAAACACTACTAGGGGAAGAGCCTCAAACGGTAGTGGGGAATAATGACAAGTATGTAAAGAAAGCGTTAGCCTTGCTAAATAAAGTGGGCAAAAAGCTTTCGGCCATGCATGATTGGCAAGTTATACAAAAAGAGGTGACGTTTACAAGTAATGGTACAGGCTCTTATTCTCGTTCTAGTGTTTTTACAGATGGTGATTTTTT